GCGGTAAGAGAACGAGTAAATGAACGTAAATGAAAGGCTATGAAATGGAACTCGATACGAAAATTGAAACGATACACAAGCGCCGTCATGTAAACGTGGACTTATACGATGGTCACGTTTGGGTTGGCTTGGTGACTGAAGCCGCTAGGTGTCATGTCAGCTTGAACATAGAACAAGCCAAAGACATGATTGCCGCATTGATTCGCATTGTTGATGCAGAGGTGAAGCCATGAACGAATACGAAGATGACGATTACGAAGATTGCACATGGTGCAGCGGTTCAGGCGAAGGGATGTGGGATGGTTCAACCTGCAAACACTGTCACGGTTCAGGCGTTGAGCCTGTTGAGAAAGAAGTGGATGACTGCTATGACATTGACTAATTGGCCTTTCTCAAACTTTCCACCAGTTCCTTGGACAAAAGCACAAGAACAAGCGTACCAACAAGCGCAACGCGCACAACTGCCAGAGGCTCCGCTATGAGAGCAATTATTTTTTTTCTAATTTGTATTGCTTTTATTGTGTTTGGCATCTGGTATGAATTGATGCTGTGGGATGAATGTCGTACAGACCATTCTTGGATGTATTGCTTGCGAGTAATTACAAAATAAAAAAGAAAAGGAAACCTAATGACACACATTGAAGCAATGAAGCTGGCGCTTGAGGCGTTTCAGGTTGCAACCACACCGTTAGCAAAAGATAGACAAGAAGTTTTGAGAGCCATCAAAGCCTTAGAAGAAGCACTAGCCAAGCAAGAGCAGGGTGAGCCTGTGGCGTGGGTTGATTTTCTAAAAGATGCGGAACAGATTGTCAAAGACAAGTTTTTATACAAACGATTTATTGACGGCACTCCTTTAGCAAACGACATTCCATGCTGGATGGCTGACTTTGCACAGCAATACACCACACCACAACAACGCACATGGGTTGGGCTGAAGGAAAAAGATGTAAATGAATTGTGCTGCACTTTCATTGGTCAATTTAACAAAGTTGATTTCATCAAAGGCGTTGAAGCCAAACTCAAGGAGAAGAACACATGACAAATGAAGAAAATCTAATGGCTGACTTGTTTGATGTGCTGATTAAGTACGATGGCAAAGTCACTACAACATTTGCTGTTGGCGTTCTTGAAATGCTGAAAAGCGATTTGATTAAAAACCAATTTCAAACTACTTTAAAGGTGATGGTAAATGAGCAAAGATGACATGATCGCAATGTTGCGTGGAGTAGGTTGCGATGAAAACACAGTAACAGCTATGTCAAACGCATACGACCTTGGCTTTGAATACGCCAAAGAGACTATGTTGGCTTTGCCTGTCGTTGAGCTTCCAATGGAGCTTCAATGAGATATGCGGCTAGGGTTGATGCTACGCAAGAGCAAATCGTTTCTGCTTTACGCGCTGCTGGTGCTTACGTCTGGATTATTGGCTTGCCAGTGGACTTACTGGTTGGCTACAACGGGCAAACATACTTGGTTGAAGTAAAGAGTGGCCCTAAAAAGGCTTTAACGAAGCTACAACAAGAGTTCTTTGCAAAGTGGGTTGGTGGTCGCTTGGAGCGTATTGAAGGCGCTGAACAGGCTTTACGAATGATTGGAGTTATATGACACGCAAATCTTCATTAAAAATACAAGTAGGCGGAACTCACTACAAAGAGATGCCAATTCAGCCAGCAGAGTTCATCTACATGAACGACATTGGATTCTTTGAGGGTAACGTGGTCAAGTACGTTAGCCGTTGGCGCGACAAGGGTGGCATTGCTGACCTTGAAAAAGCCAAGCACTACATTGATATGCTGATTGAGTTTGAGAGCCGATGAGATACGACCTGATAGACCAACAACAGGCTAGTGCTTTGATGCACAACCTTTGGCCCAAGGTCAAGGCGGCATTGGCGGCAGGGCGTAAGCTGACGCTAGAAGTCAAAGACGCAAGCAAAAGCCGTGAGCAAGAAGAAAAGTATCACGCCATCATTGGTGACATTGCCAAGCAAGCGCAACACATGGGTGCTAAATGGGATGCTGAAAGCTGGAAGCGTTTACTTGTGTGGCAGTTTTGCAAGGACAAACAGATTGATGCTGGCAGGATTGTTCCAAGCCTAGACATGACGGGCGTGGTTCAGTTAGGACAACAGACCCGCAAGTTCACCAAAGAGCAAGCCAGCGAGTTTGTTGAATTCTTGCTTGCGTGGTGCGCTGAAAACGGAATTGAATTGAAGGAAACAGCATGAGTGAATACGCAACCGAAGCCGAGAGCGCTGCTCTTATCGTTGAAGACACCCGAATGGAAGCTCAGAAGCAGCTTGACCAGATGCTTGATGACCGTGGCGCATGGGAGATGGGCGCAGAAGCCTACAAAGTGCTGTACCAAATTGCCATTGAACTAATTGAACACGCAAGAGGTGAAGCATGACGCGCAAGAAGTACAAGCCAAAAGGCGTTCGCATGGATGCTTTGACTTGGGTTATCTCAGGCTTCAAGAAGGTCGCTGAAGTGCCAGACGCAGGAACTAAGCTAATGCTCAAGAATCACGTTTCGTTTGACGAGGTTCGTGAAGGTCGAGGCGACACGCACCATGTGGATAACTTGATCTCAATGGTTAACATGGCAGAAGCCTTGGCAAAGCGCCAGCTTGGTCGTGATTGGCTAGAGGAAATTAGAGAAGCTCAGGATGCGATTTACCACATGGCTCAACGTGGAGTCAGCGGAAAACCTTTCTTGTTTACTGGTGAGGAGATAAAAGCCGTTCAAACCATCGTTGAATTGCACGATGAACAACTTAGAAACTGCTCTGTCAGGACTTTGGAACTGGCTCTTGTGGACATTGAAAAAGAGTTCAAAGGCAACAAGATGCGAAAAATTGAGGCTATACCAGCATGATGATTCCCAAGTTCAACTACTTCAGAAGCAAATCACACCTAAAGAACGTGGCAGACTTGCCTTGCCAGATTTGCTATGTTGAAGGCAAAACTCAGGCATCCCATTCAAACCAAGCTATACATGGCAAAGGGCGGTCTATTCGTTCGTCTGACGAGTTCACGGCTGCAATTTGTATTGAGCATCATTATGAGATTGACCAAGGCTCAAACCTTACAAAGCAGCAAAGAGTTGATGTGTGGAATGAAGCCTATCAAAAAACTGTCAATCGGTTAAAAAATAGTGGTAAATGGCCTAAAGAGTTGACAGATAAAGAATGAATATCCATAATTGTGTATGCAACTAATACACAGAGGTGGATATGATAGGTAAAAGAGTTGAGATGCTTGAGGTTGTTGAGAAGCTGCCTCAAAGTAGATACAGATGTTTATGTGATTGTGGAAATGAAAAAATCTTAAAAGTTGGACATTTCAACACTGGAAATATGAAGTCTTGCGGTTGTCATTGGAGAACTTGGAAGTCTAATTCTCGTGAGCAAACATCTTTTGCAAACATGATGGCTAGATGCCATAACCCAAAAAATAAGCGATACAAGGACTATGGCGCAAAAGGCTTGTTTGTCTGTGATGAATGGCGCGGAAATTTTCGCCAGTTTTACAAAGATATGGGGGATTGTCCTGATGGCTATCAAATTGACAGGATAGATAACACAAAAGGCTATTTCAAAGAAAATTGCAGATGGGTAGACCCAAAAACAAACATGAACAACAGAAGCATAAGTCGCGTCTGGATTGTGAATGGTGTTGAATATGCAACTTCAATAGAGGCTGCAAAATCGTTAAATGTAACGCCTTGTAGCATCATTGCATGGTGCAAAGGAAGAATTGCAAAAGGAACTTATTACCCGCCAAAAGATCAATGTTCTTTTCGCTACATTTACCCAAAAGAGATACAATAAACTATCAGTTGCCTACTCGTTTGTTCATGGCGATTAGGTCTTAAAGGCAGTTCGTCTGCCTTCTTTTTGAAAGGCTTTTATGGCTGGATTGCTCGCCCCCGCTGCTGAAATCAAGATTGAAATCGAAGAAATCGAGGCTGAGAAGCCCGTTATCGAAGGCTTGACCGCAGAATCAAACAAAAAAACACGCGATACCTTGGTTGAGACTCAGATGCTCGGTCCTGTCAAGGTTGACGCTCCAAACAGCGAATATTGGCGCGGTCTTGCTAATGTCTGGCGTACATCTCCTGACCAAGCAAAACGCCGTCTGTGCGCTAATTGCGAATACTTTGACGACCAACCTGAAACATTGGAAGCAATGGAAGTCGTGCCACAAGACGAGTTTGACAAAGACGGTGGTGGTCGTGGTTACTGCAACAAGTTTGAGTTCATTTGCCATCACGCTCGTACCTGTAAAGCATGGGAAAAAGCCCCAGTGATGAAAGAGGCTGAATATGAAGATGAGTAAGCCACAAGCCAAGAAAGTTGGCAAAGTCATGGATGAATACAAAGCTGGCAAACTCCACTCTGGCAAGGGTGGCAAGGTTGTCACCAATCCAAAGCAGGGTCTAGCCATTGCTTTAAGCGTTGCCAAAAAGAAAAAGTGATTTCTAAAAAACTTCACTTTGTCTGGGTTGGAGATGAATCCAAACGCCCAGACCACTGTATTGACACTTGGAAAGCCTTAAATCCTGACTACGAGGTTCGGATTTGGGGCAATGACGATTTAAAGTCAACCAAGTGGTTCAATGCCAAGCACATCAAGGAAATGGCTCAACATGAGCTGTGTGGTGTTGCAGACCTGATGCGCTATGAAATCCTTTACAACGAAGGCGGCATTACGCTAGACGCTGATTCTGTCTGCCTTGCGCCGTTAGATGATTGGTTGCTTAAACCCGATGCTTTTGCTCATTGGGAACAGGAAACCCGTAGACCTGGGCTGATTAACGTCAGCGTCATGGCATCTACGCCAAACAACCCATTTTTCGGTGAATGTATCGAGCGCCTACGCTCCAAGGATTCCGTTACTAAACAACGGGCTTGGATTGAAACAGGGCCAATGCACATCACAGAGGTCTACAACCAGACCGAGTACCCATTAACTGTTTACCCTTCTCACTATTTCACAAGAGATCACTTCTCTGGCTATAAGTACGAAGGCAACGGGCATTGTTTCGCTACTCAATTCTGGGGAAGCACTAACGGCTATGAAAGGGCTGAAAAATGGAAAGCGTAATTGAACAACGTGATGGTTGGTGGTGGCCTAAAGAAGACGTAGAGGCTTGGAAGTGGATTCCTATTGAAATCGCTGCCATCCCTGACTTGGTTAAGTGGGTTCCAGAGCGCAATCTAGTCATTCATGCTGGTGGCAACTGCGGTGTGTGGTCAAAGATTTACTCGCCTCTTTTCAAAGAAGTCGTGACTTTTGAGCCAAACGACATTAACTTTGAGTGCTTCAAGCGCAACGTAGACGAGCAAAACGTCACGATCTACAAGGCTGGACTGTCTGACAAAGAGGGTTTCTGCAAGTCAGTAGACGGTGACGGTGACAAAAATTACGGAGCCTTACAGATTGAGGAAGCTGATGAAGGCATCCCGATGATGACCATTGATAGTCTGAACTTAAACCCTGACCTTATCCAGTTGGATGTGGAAGGCTTTGAGGAAAACGCTATCCGTGGCGCTCGCAATACCATCATGCGTTCACGCCCGATCATCATTATTGAGCAGAAGAAGCTCGCCAAAAACGGCATGAATGACGCTGAAATCGCTATAATGATTCAACGAATGGGCTACTTCTTTGCTGAAAGAGTGTGGTCAGATAACGTCTTTATCCCAGTTGAAAAGTTGAGCTAATCATGGATGATTGGAGAGTAACCGACCCTTTGGTGGCTGCTGCTATTAAAGCTGGCGGTCTACTTTCCAATTTTATGCCTCAAGGGATGATGACACCTGTTCGGGTGCTTGACGAAACAATGAGTGGATCAAATAAGCCACTTACAGCTAAAGACATTACGCCAGAACAGCAACAGTTTCTAAAAAGCCTAATTGAGCATAAAGAAGCCAAGAACTCAGACTATGAGAAGAAGTTTGGTGAAGGCTCAAGATTCAGCAATCCAAACGCTGTGGCTTACTCTGATTACTACAACTGGTGGAAAGACCAACCAGAAGACAGCCGCCCTGAGATAAAGAACCAAGGCATGAAAAGTCTTCTTACGCCATACGGTCAAATGCAAACAACGCTTGGTCAGTTCAACTACCAAAAAGACCCAAAGACAGGCGAGATAAAAATTACAGATACTTACAACTTCAATCCATTGGAAACAAGTAAGGATGAATCTGATTTAGGTGTGTATGGCTCTATTCGTGAGTACGCTGGAAGGCAATTGCCTGAAGGTGCTGGTAGGCCAGTAAACATTAACCTTCTTGGCGATATGCCGCAGAAGAATAAGAAAAAGCAAAGTCTGCTAGACTAACCACATATCAACTAAACCAACGAGCCGTAAGGAATTGGTAAACAAAATGAATAAAGTACGGGAAGAAAATTCTGGGTTTGAAGCTCAGAAGGGTCGAGGAAGGCCCAAGGGCGTACCTAATCGAACCACTATTGAGTTCCGAGAGACTATCCAGAAGCTACTGGACAAGAACACAGATAACGTCTCTATTTGGCTTGAAGACGTTGCTAAAGGCGATGTGACTCAAGACCGTAAGCCTGACCCATATCGAGCTTTAGATATGTTGGCTAAGTTAGCTGAGTACGCAGCTCCTAAGCTATCTCGTACTGAGATGACAGGCGTAGACGGTGGCCCTGTTCAAGTCTCAGGCATCACGATCAATCTCAAGAAACCTAATGAATCTTGAACTAGATTTCCCTGAAAAACTGGGATTCTTGTTTGAGCCAGCACGATACAAAATCCTTTACGGTGGTAGGGGGTCAGGTAAATCGTGGGGTGTTGCTCGTGCTTTGATTGCTATCGCAGTCCAAAAGCCTACTAGGGTTCTATGCGCCCGTGAGTTACAAAACTCGATTTCAGACTCTGTGATTGCCCTGCTCCATGACCAAATCAAGGCTATGGGGCTTGAGTCGTTCTTTGACGTACAGCGCACAGCTATCTACGGAATCAACGGCTCAGAGTTCTCCTTTGCTGGTTTGAAGCACAACGTAACGTCTATCAAGTCGTTTGAAGGTGTTGATGTTTGCTGGATTGAAGAAGGTCAGGCTGTGTCTAAGGTGTCTTGGGAGACACTGATACCTACCATCCGTAAGCCAAACTCTGAGATTTGGGTGACTTTCAACCCTGACCTTGATACTGACGAAACTTACAAGCGGTTTGTTCTTAACTCGCCACCAAGCGCACAAGTCCACAAAGTCAACTGGTCAGATAACCCTTGGTTTCCTGAAGTCTTGCGCGAGGAGCTTGAAACGCTCCGTGAGAAGGATATGGACAGTTATCTCAATGTCTGGGAAGGCAACACCCGTCAAATGCTTGATGGAGCTGTCTACGCTAACGAGTTGAGAAAGGCCCAAGAGGACAAGCGGATTCGTGAGCTGATTATTGATAAGGCTATCCCTGTCCAGACATTCTGGGACTTAGGATGGGCAGACATGACTTCTATCTGGTTTGTCCAAGTTATCGCAGGCGGTGAGGTTCGGGTCGTTGACTTCTACCAAAACTGCCAAAAGCCGATTGACCATTACGCTCAAGTGCTTCAGGATAAGGGTTACATCTACAAGGATTGGTGGCTCCCACACGATGCCGAGCATAAGAATATGACAGGCAAATCGGTCAAGGATATTCTTAACGACATGGGAAAACCCGTAAGAATTACGCCAAAGCTGTCTATTGCTGACGGTATCAATGCCGCCCGTATGCTGATGGACAGGTGCTTCTTTGACGAAATCAGGTGCGCTGACGGACTCCAAAACTTACGCCATTACCGCTATGACGTAGACCCAAACACAAGGATGTTTAGTAATAAACCCCTTCACGATCAGCACTCCCATGCTGCTGATGCTTTCCGTTACCTTGCTGTTGGACTAGACGAATCTGGCTCATCATGGGGTAAATCTATCAACCAAAAACCGAAATGGATTGTCTAATGTTTATGATGAAACAAGGCGACTTAGCTGACCGCCGCAAGATTGATGCTCTTGAAAAACGCATTGAAGTGCTTGAAAATATGGTAAACGCATTACAATCGGAACAACGCCCGAAGATGGGCAGGCCACCAAAGGTAAAAGATGAGCCAGGACAAACTGAAAGCAATCATCGCTTCGGAGATTGATAACTCCATTGGTTTCTTAGAAACTGAAACCACTCAACAACGAACAGACGCAATCAATGCTTATTTGCGTCACGAATACGGCAATGAGGTCGAAGGCAAATCTTCTATCGTTACAGGCGAAGTCGCTGAAGCGGTAGACGGTTCTTTGCCGCCTCTGGTGCGTATCTTTTCTGCTTCTGATGAAGTCGTACGATTTGACCCCCGTGGCCCACAAGACGAAGCTGGCGCTAAACAAGCGACTGAGTACGTCAACTGGGTGTTCATGCGTGACAACGATGGCATCATCATCTTGCACGATTGGTTTAAAGACGCGCTCTTGCAAAAGGTTGGCGTTGTTAAAGCCTATTGGGAAGACAAAGAAGACGTAACCAAAGAAAAGTACCGCGACCTGTCTGATGACGAGCTTGCAATGCTTCTTTCTGATGAGACTATGGAAGTAGTCGAAAAAGAGGTAGTCGAGAACGAAATGAAAGACCCTGCTGGCAATCCTGTGCTAGATCAAATGGGTCAGCCTGTGATGTATGCGTCTAACAGCGTCACAGTGCAAAAGAAAAAGAAGTCTGGCAAAGTGGTTGTGGAAAACATCCCACCAGAGGAGTTTTTGATCTCCAAGAAAGCCAAGCGTAGCCCAGAAGATTCGCCTTTTGTTGCTCATCGCCGCTTGATGACTCGCAGCGACTTGATCGCTATGGGCTTTGACAAGGGCATTGTTGACGGTCTGCAAACGTCAGACTCTTTGACCTTCTCGTCTGAATACTTGGCTCGTCACGACAATGGCGAAAACCCAAACGATGCACAAAGCCTTGATGATTCAATGCAGACCATCGAAGTGTTTGAGTGCTACGTTCGTGCTGACATTGACGGTGACGGTATCGCTGAACTGCGCCAAGTGTTCTACGCATCAAATGAAATCCTGAGTGACGAAGAAACTGATTACGTTCCATTCCACTCAATCTGCCCAATCCCAACGCCACATAAGTTCTTTGGCGAGTCGATGGCAGATCGCACAATGGACATTCAGCTAATCAAGACAACGATCACTCGTCAGATTCTTGATAACCTATATCTGACAAACAACGCCCGTGTGACCGCCTTGGATGGTCAGGTCAACATGGATGACTTGCTGACTTCTACCGCTGGCGGTGTGATTCGTGTTAAGTCGCCTGGCGCTGTGAACCAGTTGGTCGTTCAGTCAATGGCTGCACAGGCTTTCCCAATGCTGTCTTACTTGGATTCAATCCAACAAAAGCGCACTGGCGTGACTGAGGCAAGCCAAGGTTTAGACCCTGCTATCTTGCAGAACGTCACTGCTGCTGCTGTCGCTTCAATGCAACAAAGCGCCGCTGGCAAGATCGAGATGATTGCTCGCATCTTTGCTGAGACAGGCGTTAAGTCGTTGTTCAAAGGAATCTTGCATCTTCTCTGTAAGTACCAAGACAAAGCCCGTATCGTTCGGATGCGTGGTCAATATGTGCAGTTTGACCCCCGTGAGTGGTCGAATCAGTATGATGTTGACATTAACGTAGGCTTGGGTGCTGGAAACCGTCAGGAACAAATGGCTATGCTGAATATGGTTCTTGCCAAACAAGAGCAAGTGCTTCAGCAAATGGGGCCAGCTAATCCGTTGGTGACTATGGGTCAGTACCGTAATACCTTGGGTCGTATGGTTGAAGCTGCTGGATTTAAGGACTCTGCTGAGTTCTATAAGTCTATTACGCCTGAACAAGATCAAGCTATGAGCCAGCCTCAACAGCCGCAACAGCCACCAGTGCCGCCTGAAGTTCAAGCGTACATGGCTAAGACTCAGGCTGACATTCAAGCCCAACAAATGAAGGCTCAAGCTGACATTCAGTTGGCTCAACAAAAAGCCATTGCTGAATTGCAGTTGATGCGTGAAAAGAACGCTGCTCAGATTCAGTTGGAGCGCGAGAAAGCATCGGCAAATCTTCAACTCAAAGAAGAAGAATTTATGGCTGAAGCTAGATTGAAGGCAATGAAGGTTGGCGCAGGCATTACTTCTAACGTAGAAATACCAGGGTAATTATGGAAATCAAACCACTTTTCTCAGGCAGAGCTTATTACGAGATTACTGCTGATGACGGTCAGAAATACGTCTACACACCACAAGAATTTGTGGAAAAAGGCTTTGTGCAAGGCAAAGTTCAAAATTATGATCCTGTGTTTATGGACAAAAAAGATGAAGTTCTTTCAAAGGCTTCGTCTTTTACTTTGCCTGAAGGCTTGTCTGTAAACTCAGCAGCAAGCAAACTTTACTCAGAGCCAAGCAAAGGCGTAATTTGGAAAGCAGAAGACTTTGCGCCTTATAGTGATAGCGGAAAGTATTACTTTACACAGTATAATATTAGTGACAAAACGCCTGCTATTACTGGGCTTGCCACTGTTAACGGTAAAGCTGTATACGCTACAAACGCATCAAAAGGTTACGACTCTAGTTATGTAAGCGGCTCAAAAGCAAATGAGACTTATTTCACAAACATCACTCAAGGTAAAAGCGGTGGTGGTGGTTTGTTTGGTGGCTTGCTTGGTAGTATTGCTAACCCAGTATTGGAAACCGTTGGAGATGCTTTAATTAAAGCTGGCCCTGCACTTCAGTTGGCTAACTTTGTCGCACCTGGTGTAGGCACTGCGTTAGCCGCTGGCACTGCTTTAGGTCAGGGAAACGTCAAGGGCGCTATCTTAAACGCCGCTATTGGCGAAGCTACTGGCAACTCAATGTTTACAGAAGGTGGTGGTACTCCTATTTGGGAAACACCTAAAGCTGCTCCAACTAATCAAGCGCCTGTGGTTGATGCTGGTGGCCCTGTTGAAATATTGCCAGGCGCTAAACCAGCAACAGGTGTTGACGCTGTTCTTGCTAATGCTGGTGCAGAAGAAGCATTAAGTGGAATTGACTTAGGTGGTGTTGGTGGCTCTCCAAACACATGGTTAGGTAACGGTGTTTATGGCGCAGTTCCTGCCGCAATTGCTGGCACAGGAACAATACCTGGTGGAATTGGTGGTGCTGCTTCTGGGGTTACTCTTTCCAATGTAGTAGACGCTATCAAAGGCGGTGTGTTGGTTAACGCCATCACGGGTGACCCATTGGGATTGTCTGGAGATAAAGGTGGTGGCTCTGCTCCAGCATCAACTGGCTTTGCAATGGTTCCAATTCCTGCTGAATGGAAGTCGCCAACTTATGCCGCATCTTCTGCCCCAATTGATTTAGAGTCAATCTTTAGTGACCAAAATATGCTTGGCGGTACGCAATGGCAAGGATTGCCTACTCAGCGACCTAATATTTCATTCAATGATATATTTGCATCAGGCAAACAACAAACGCCAATGGGTTCTCCCGTTGACATGAACCAAATAATGAGGTCTATTCTTGGACAAACCGCAACTAGCCAAAAACCTGCTTAACGATGATTTTTTTAAAGGCGAGATCGAGCTTTTGAAAAACATCGAGATGCAGAAGATCGTAAATTCACAGCCGCATGAGGTTGATGAACGAGAAGTTGCGTATTCCAAAATAAACGCATTACAATCGGTTATAGGACACTTTGAATCTATGGCTGCTACAAAGCGCATAGAGCAAAAGCGTTGGAAAATTCTGTAAGGAAACTTACCCGTGGTCTACGGTATAGACTGACAATTTGGGAATCAAATGAGCGAAAACACGACACCGCAAGGTAGTGGGCCGCTGACGGTGGACACAGCCGCAGCAGCATTTCTAGGCATGATGGAAGCAGACGAGGGCGCTGGTAACAGCCAACCTGAATCTGAAGAAGTAGCTGAGGAATATGTTGAGGAATCCGAGTCTGAGTTGGTAGATTCTGAAGAAGCTGAAGAACAGCCTGCACGAACTTTCCGCATTAAAGCTGCTGGTGAAGATCGTGAAGTAACTGAGACTGAGCTTATTGAGGGCTACCAATTGGGTGCGGATTACACCAAGAAAACCCAGAAACTTGCTGAAGAACGTAAGTCGGTGGAAGCCGATCGAGCGAAGATTCAGGAAGCTAACAAATTAAGAGATCAGTACGCCCAACGTCTGCAAATGATGGAGCAATTTCTCCAGCAACAGAACCAAGGTGAAAATCTTGAGGCTTTAAAGGAAGTTGACCCAATCGGTTATGCCGTGAAGGTCGCTGAACAGGCACAACGAGAGAAACAATTAGCAGTCCTGCAACAAGAACAGCAACGCATTGCACAACAGCAACAAGCCGAGCAATCTGAGCGCCTGCAAAGTCATCTCGCTGAAGAAAGTCACAAGTTGACTTCAGCCATCCCTGGTTACGGTGATGCCAAAACTGGCGATCAAATCCGCAAAGACATTCGTGATTATGCGAAGTCAATCGGATGGAGTGACCAAGAGCTTGCAGGACTTTACGACTCTAGGGCTGTTTTGAGTTTGTATCACGGAATGAAGTACGCCAAACTTCAGAGTAATAAGCCTTCAATCGCCAAAAAGGTGGAAGCTGCTCCGAAGATGCTTAAAGCTGGTACTTCTGCCCCCCGTAATGCAGAGGCGGAACAGAACAAAAAATTGCACTCGCAACTGAAGAAATCGGGCAATGTCCGTGACGCAGCGCGAGTATTTGAAAAATTCTTGTAATTAGGAGCTAAAAATGGCTGTTTATCAAACCTACCAATCAATCGGCAATCGTGAAGACTTGGCTAACGTCATTTATGACATCTCTCCAACAGACACACCCCTGTTGAACACCTTGGCTCGCGCCAAAGCAACCGCTGTTTACCATGAGTGGCAAACTGACAGCCTGTCAGCCGCTACAACTGCTAACGCCGCTGTTGAAGGTGCTGACGCTTCTGACGCTACCATGTCGCCTACAACTCGTTTGGGCAACTACACTCAGATCGTTCAAAAGACCATCAAAATCTCTGGCACTTTGGAGTCAGTGGACAAAGCTGGTCGTAAGAGCGAAAAGGCTTACCAATTGAGCAAGGCTTCTGCCGAACTCAAGCGCGACATTGAAACCATCTTGACTGCCAACCAAGGCAAGTCTGCTGGTGACTCTAGCAACGCTCGCACTTTGGGCGCAATGTTGTCTTGGATCAAGACCAACACTAACAAGTCTTCTGGCACTACTGCTGGTGTTGACCCAACGACTGCTGGTACTTCTACCCGTACCGATGGCACACAACGCGCTTTCACTGAAACCATCTTGAAAGATGTGATTCAAAAAGTGTACAGCTCTGGTGGCAACCCCAAGATTTTGATGGTTGGCCCATACCAGAAGCAAGCTGTGTCTGCTTTCGCTGGCATCGCTGCACAACGCTTCATGGCTCCTGCTGATGCTCCTACGACCATCATCGGCGCTGCTGACGTTTACATGAGCGACTTCGGTACTGTGAGCGTGGTTCCTTCACGTTTCATGCGTACCCGTGACGCTCTGGTGCTTGACCCAGATTACGCAGCAGTTGCTTACTTGCGCCCATTCCAAACAAACGAATTGGCTAAAGCTGGTGACGCTGAGAAGACTCAGATTTTGGCTGAGTTGACTCTGGAAATGCGTAACGAAGCAGCACACGGTATCGCTGCTGACTTGGCAACTTCTTGATAACACTGGGGGGCTAATCACCCCCCTTTTCTTATGCGCCACATATCATCACAAAACGGTAAACACACAAACTTTCACGACCTTGATGGGAAATATCTCATCGAGACTAGCCAAGACATTTCTGGAATTATTGAGAGCAACAAGGCTCAATTTAACGCCATTGATGAGAAAGCTAAGTGGGGTGAATGGACAAAGATCGCCAGTATTCCTAATGCTGTCATTGATGACCTGAATAAACAGGGAATCATGCGAGGCTTTGCTGTAATGGATGAAAAAAGGTTTCGTGCCTTCTTAAATAACCCTGATAATCGGTTCTTTAGAACAAGACCAGGACAAGTATGAAGGTTGCTATTTGCGTTCCATGTCGTGACACAGTTATGACGGGGTTCGCTTTTGACTTAGCGAAACTGTGTGCGTATGAGGGTGTAACTCGATGCGCTAAAGGCGGCTCGTTGATGATTTATCAAGTGCCAGGAACTTTGATCTTTAATCAGCGTGAACGCCTTGCCGAACAAGCACTCAAAGATGGCGCTGACGCTATCCTTTGGGTTGATTCTGATATGCGTTTTCCAAAGGATGCGCTTCAGATTTTGTTGTCTCGTAAGTTGCCGATTGTTGGCGTTAATGCCACTACTCGCCGTTTCCCTTGTTTGCCTACTGCTTTGGACATTGACAATGAGACAAATGATCTCGTCAAGGTGACAAGCAAAGACAAGACGGGTCTTGAGCAAGTTATGGGCGTTGGTTTTGGCATGGTTCTTATTCGTAAAGAAGTGTTCCAAAAGACGCAAAAACCTTGGTTCTGGTTTGAACAAACCGATAAAGGTGGGACAATAGGCGAAGACATTTACTTTTGTGCAAAAGCGTTTGATGCTGGTTTCCAAACTGTTGTAGACCATGATCTTTCACAGCACATCCGTCATGTCGGAACTTACGAATATGGTTGGGATGATGTATGAGCATTGCTACTTACTCTGAATTGCAGACTGCCGTAGCCAATTATTTGGCTCGTACAGACTTGACTTCTCAGATCACAGATTTCATTCGATTTGCAGAGCTTCGTTTGCGCCGTGAGTTGCGTATTCGACAAATGCTTAAATCGGCTACAACAACAACTGTTGGCGGAACTGCTACGGTTGCCTTGCCTTCTGACTTCTTAGAGATTCGAGACTTCATCTTGGTGACAAACCCAGTGCAGCCTCTGACATACTCTAGCCCGTCAATCTTCAGCCGTAATGCTCGCGTAACTGAAGGCGGTAAGCCGCTTGATTACACGATTCTTGCAACTGAGTTTCAATTGGCTCCAGTGCCTGACTCTACTTACACAGTAAAAATGCTGTATTACGCAGCGCCAGAGTTCTTGAGTGACACAAATTCAAGCAATGCGTTTATCGCTAACGCCCCTGACGCTTTGCTTTACGCTTCTTTGTTGGAAGCTGAACCGTATTTAATGAACGATGGTCGAATCAATACATGGGGTTCTATGTATGACCGTTCTATCTCCACACTTACAAAATCTGACGAAGCATCTCAGTATTCTGGTGTGCCACTTTCAATGTCAACAGCAACGAGGTAAATCATGGCTGAAATGTCAAACTATCTTGAGAACGCTCTGATTAACGCTACGTTGCGTAATACGAGCTACACAAGCACAGCCGTTTATTTGGCTCTTTACACAAGCGACCCAACTGATGCTGACTCAGGCACAGAAGTGTCTGGAACTGCCTACGCTCGTCAAGAAATCACGTTTGGCGCACCTTCAAATGGCGTGTCTACAAACAGCGCAGCAATTGAGTTTCCTCAAGCTGGAGACTCATGGGGTACTGTTACGCACGTTGGTATTCGTGACGCATCTACTTCTGGTAACTTGCTGTATCACACTGCTCTAGATGCTTCTAAGGCAATTGCTACTGGTGACGTTTTCCGTGTTGCCTCTGGTTCATTGAGCGTTACATTGGCGTGATATGGCTGACCTGCTCCCACCGTGGACAATTGACAGCCTAGATAATCTCAAGGCTAGTCTTGATGACTTAACCCTGTCTTTGGACAGTGCGTTATACACAACGTCTGTCACTCGGTGGGATGCTTCAGGCTCTGTAAATGCTGCCGCATCAGTTTCTGCAAGCGGTCAAAGAATACAGATTGCCTCTGCTTCTATAACTTGTAGTGCTACTGTTTCTGCAAATGGTGGCTTGGTTGTAAGCGGTGAAGCGGCAGTTTCAGCTTCAGCAACAGTTTCGGCAGAATCAATCAGAGTTCGTTTAGCAGACGCTGCAATCACTGCTGATGCAGACTTTTCTGCGCTTGGTGGCATAACTGCTAATGCAAGTGCAACCGTTGAATGTGATGCAACTGTTGAGGCTAGTGCTTATGCGATCTTTGACTTCACTGGCGATATTTCCTGCGCTTCTATTGTTGTTTGTGATGGGCATCGTCTGGGTGATAATTGGTCTAACGTTACCGATACTTCAAACGATTGGGATGATGTATCGCCAAACACGAACACTTGGACACAAGTAAGCGCAAACACAAATGATTGGTCTGATGGCTCTGCAAGCTCAAACACTTGGACAACGCCATCTGCTAGTTCAAACACATGGTTAAGACAGGGATAGTATGCCAACACAAAGAGTAGCATTAGGTGAGTGGTTGCCAGATCAACCTGGTATGGTTGGCGGCATCACTGTTGCAAAAAACTGCTATCCAACTTCAACAGGCTATGCGCCTTTCCCATCAGAAGCTGATTTCTCTGCTGCTGCCGCTGAAAACCTGACTTCTCTTGTCTATGCAAAAGATCAATCTGGTACTGCTAAGTTATTTGCAGCAGGCGTAAGCAAGATTTACTCTGTTGACTCTGTTGGTGTATTGACAGACGTTTGGTACACAGCAGGAACTTACGCACAAAGCGGAACAACCACTTTGACAGTCACAGCGGTAGACCATGGCTGGAAAACTGGTGATTCTGTTTACCTAAACTTCACAAGTGGAACAGCAACAGACGGTCAATTTACTGTTACCAAGCTGACAGCAGACACTTTTACAGTTACAACAACATCTGCAACGACAACAGGAAACGTAAGAATCTCGTCAACTGCAAGCGGTTACGACACTCTTTCTGGAAACATTTTCCGTTTTACAAAGTTTGGCAATCGAATCATTGGAACGAACTTTACTGAGCGTTTGCAATCTTACGTTGCTGACGCAAGTAACTCATTCAAAAACCTGTCAGACGATGCACCTGTTGCTAAGTTCATTACAGTGGTGCGTGACTTTGTTGTTTGCGCTCATATTGATGCTGGCAACATCTTGCCGTATCGAGTTCAATGGTCTGGCTTCAATGACGAAACAACTTGGGCATCAAGCCAAATAACTCAGGCCGATTTCCAAGATATTGTCGATGGTGGGCATATCACTGGCATCAGAGGTGGCGAGTATGGCCTAATCCTGATGGAGAAGGCAATTCACCGCATGGTGTACGTTGGAACGCCTTACGTTTTCCAGTTTGACAACATCAGCCGTGGAAAAGGTTGTATTGCACCTGGTTCTGTTTGTCAGTATGAAGGACTTACGTTCTTTTTATCTGATGATGGCTTCTATATGTGCGATGGTCAACAAGTCATGCCAATCGGCGCTGAAAAGGTTGATCGGTTCTTTTTTAATGATGCTGACCTAGATTTGTCAACTATGTCATCGGCTGCTGACCCTGTTCGCAAGCTGGTGATGTGGAACTACAAAGACAGGTTTGCAAATCGTAAACTGATTGTTTACAGCATCATTACAAAAAAATGGTCGTACATGGATGCGACTTCTGATTACATTTCAGACGCTTCTACTGCTTCTGTGACGTTGGAGCAATTGGACTCTGTAAGCACATCTCTTGATGCTTTGGTAGTTCCGCTTGATTCAGCCCTGTACTTTGGTGGAAAGTTCTTTCTTGGCGGTACAGACGGAACAAAGATTGTGACCTTTAACGGATTGCCTAAAACTGCTGTTATTGAGACAGGCGATATTGGCACTGGCGGTATGTCATTGGTAACTTTGGCTAGACCACAAGTTGATAATGGCTCTGCTACTGTTGCAATCGCTTCTCGCAGCCTGCTAAACCAAGGCGTTGACTTTGGCAGCGACAAGGTTACAGACACAGACAACAGGGTTTCTATAAGAAGCTCAGGCCGTTATCACCGCTTACGAGTTAAGCCAACTGGTGACAACTGGAGTATGGCTGTCGCTGTTGATGTTGACGTTAACCCAATGGGGGCGCGTTAATGTTTCGGATTCTTCCACCGTTTGGCGGCAATCCTAGACAAGTTGCTGAAGTCGTAAACATGATGATGTTGGGTAAAACCAACAACACAGGGATTGTGACTTTGGCGACAGGTAACGCAACAGAGACAACAATCACAGACTTCAGGATTGGCGCTGAATCAAAGATTATTTTGGTTCCATATTCTGCTGCTGCGTTTGCAGATTCTTTGCCTTACGGTGAATTTACAAATAACAACGACCAAACAGCCGCTTCTACTGGAACGTCTGCTATTGTTGAATTTGACCAAACTGAGTACAGCAGTGGTGTTTACCTAGCTGATACGACCAAGATTTACGTCAGGAACGCTGGAACGTACAACGTACAGTATTCATTGCAGTTAGCTAACTATGCCAATTCGCTTGAATATGCAGACGTTTGGTTTAGAAAAAACGGAACAGACGTTGTAAGAAGCGGAACTCGTTTTGACCTTCAAATTCGTAAATCTGCTGGTGTTCCTAGTCATTTGGTTGGCACTGTCAATACATTTATTGACATGGCTGCTGGTGACTATGTGCAAATTGCAGGCGCTGTTTCAAGCACAGACGTAAAGCTAGAAAGCTATGCGGCTGATGGAGCAATCCCTAGACCAGCCATTCCTGCCGTAATTCTTACAGTGAATTACGTCAATTGCTCTGCTTCAACAAACATTTATGTTAGTTCGCAAGGCAAGGCAACAGCAACACTAAAACACTTTGCAAATGCAACGGCAGACAAGAAGTATGCCTATGTAATTGTTGGATAAATGTATATAATGACTTCGTGGATGACCCGCTACGGAGTCCCTTAAAGAAAGGAACTTTCCATGGTTGATAGCGTCACATCCACAAACACCACACAAATTGACCCCACAATTCAGCCGTTTCTGAGTTATGGACTCACAGAAGCTCAACGCTTGTATCAAGGTGGTGGCCCTCAATACTACACAGGTCAAACATATATAGGCCCATCTGGTGCTACAAACACAGGTTTGCAAGCTCTGCAAAACAGAGCTGCTGCTGGTAGTCCGCTGACAGGAGCTGCTCAGAATCAGCTATACGGCACGATTCAAGGCGATTACCTTAGTGGCAATCCTTTCTTTCAAGGCGCTTTCCAGCCTGCTGCTCAAGCTGCAACAAATGCGTTTAACACTGCTATTGGTGGCGTAACTTCACAGGCTTCTAAAGCTGGTCGTTACGGCTCTGGTGCTATGGGGGCGCTTCAAGGCCAAGCTGCCACAACATTGGCAAATAGTCTTACTGGTACTGCTGGACAACTTGCATACAAAAACTATTCTGATGAACGCGCTCTCCAACAGCAAGCGACATTTGGTGCGCCTCAAATGGCTGAAGCTGATTACACTGACATTTACAAGATGTTGGGTGCTGGTCAGTTGGGTGAAGGCTATCAACAAAAAGCTCTTGATGCAGACATGGCAAAGTGGAATTACCAACAAAACTTGCCACAACAACAATTAAATAATTATTTGAATCAAGCGTATGGTTCTCCTGCTGGTCAAGTTTCAACAACACAAACTCCTTACTACACAAATCAAACAGCAAATAATTTGGGTACTGGCCTTCTTGGTGTTGAATTGCTAAACAAAACATCTCCTTACATTCAAAGTGGCTATAACTGGCTTTCTAGCTTTGGTAGCACTCCAACAAATTACGGTTCTATGCCTTCTGGTGTTAATGAGTGGTGGTTAGGTTAAGGAAAAATATGGCACTCTTAGATTCTTTCTACGGCGAAACGCCTTCTTATCTTGGTGGTCTTCTTGGTGAAGATGAACTGAAACGCCTGCAAGGTCAGGCTCAAAGCCAATCTAACCTTGGTATGGCTGCCGCCTTGCTTCGTGCTGGCGCTCCAAGTCGTACGCCTGGCGGTGGTGCTTTGGCTATTGCTGAAGGTTTGCAGGCTGGTCAACAAATGTACAAACAGGCTTTGAACCAAGGTCTGCAAGAGAAGATGGCTGGTATGCAAGTGCAAGAGTTGATGCGTAAGCAGCAGCAAGATCAAGCTGTGCGTAACTTCTTGCCTCAACTTATCCAGCCTGGTGCTGTTGAGCAAAACTGGTCTGGCACTCCTGAACAAATCGGTCAGTATTTCCAAACTGGCGCAATACCTACGCAACAAACTCAGCCATCAATCAATAAAGATGCGTTGATGAAACTTGCTGTTGCTTCACCAGAGACATTTGCAAAGTACAAGTCTTTGCTGCCTGAGTACAAGTTTGATTCTGGTATGGCTTACGAAGTTTCGCCTTTTGGTGGCGTTAAGCAAGTTGCTGGTAGTCAAAAATTGACATATCAAGACCTTGGAAATGTCGTAGTCGCTTTGGATGCAAGTGGCAAAGAAGTTGGTCGTATGCCAAAAGGCGCTACTCCATCTGGCCCAGTTTCAATGCAAACTATTGAAACAGATCAAGGGATTATGAAATTTAACCCAAGAACAAGTGAAATGTCGCCATTAGTGGTAGATGGAAAGCCTGTTATGGGTAAAGGAACTGGGAATTTAACTGAAAGCCAAGGCAATGCTACTGCTTACGGTATGCGTATGGCACAAGCTGATTCAATCTTGAAGTCATTAGAAAACTCTGGATTGAAAAATACTGGCCTTATTCGATCTGGAGTTAGCGGAACGCTTGGCGCTACGCCTTTGATTGGCGATGCTTTAGCGCGTGGTTCTGACAACATTTTCAACACATTGCCAACAGTTTTAGGCGGTTTGAATGAAGACCAGCAAAAGACTGTTCAAGCCCGTGTGAATTTCATTACTGCGATTCTTCGTAAAGAATCTGGCGCTTCTATTTCTCCAACTGAATTTGGAACAGCAGAGAAAAACTATTTCCCTGCACCTGGAGATTCTGAGCAAGTTGTGAAGCAAAAGCAAAATGCAAGAGATATGGCAATCAAGGCTATGAAGTTGCAAGCAGGCCCTGGTGCTAAGTACATTCAAAGCCCTGAAAGCCAATGGTCGGTGGTGAAATAATGGAAACACAAATCTACAAAGTGCGCGACCCTAGTGGCGCTATTCGTGAAATCAGAGGGCCTGTTGGCGCTAGTGATGAAATGATTATTGAAAAAGCTAAAGAGCTTTTTGCTGATGTTGCGCCTGTGGAAATGACAACAAAAATTCCAGGTCAGGTATCAACATCAAGGGCGCAGCCAGAAATGACAATGGCTGACGTAATTCGTGGCATTGTTGAAACACCTGCCGCTGTTGCAGCCAATCTTGTTTCTGGCCCTGTTACATATCTAGCTGGCGCTGGTGGCCCTGAGTTTCAGCGTTCTGTTGCTGAAAACATCCAATATCAGCCTCGCACTCAAATGGCTCAAAACGTGCTTGAAGGCATTGGTAGAGGGTTTGAAGCTGCAAAAATTCCACCTTTTATGCCTCAGTTTGTTGGCGCTAGACCTACTGGTGTGGCAACACAAGCTCAAGAGTCTGTGACAGCTCAAGCGGCGAAAGCTCCTGTTATGTTGTCTGATGTGATTGGTGCAATTAAAGGCCAAGAGCCTACGCCAACAATGATGGGTATGGGTGCTGCTGATACTGCAAAGGCGTTAGAGCGTCAAACTCGCGCTCAAGGCTTGCGTGTGCCTGTTGACATTACAAAAGGCCAAGCGACTCGTTTACCTGGCGTTCAAGGCTTTGAGGCTGAGACTCGCAAGACATATCCAGAAGGCGTTGGTAAGCCTTTGATTGAACGTCAAATCGATACGAACCAAAAGATTCTTAGCAACTTTGACGCATATTCAACTGCAACTGGCGCTAAAATGTCAGGTAACTTGCGACCTGTTGGAAAGATTGTTGATGCTGCTTTGGTTAAACAAGCCAAGAGCGCAATGAACGAAGTTAATGCTGCATATCAAACTGCTCGCGCTTCTGGTGAAACAAAAGCAATGGTTCCGTATGAAGGATTGATTTCTTACATTGACGAACAAGGCCCAACAGTTAAAGACAAGTTGGCTCCTATCCTTGGCGCTGTTGAAGACCAATTGCGTAAGAACGACCCAACTGGCACTGGTGCTGTGACAATTGACGCTCTTGAAGATGTATATCAATTCATCAATAAGAACGCTCAAGAAGGTACGCCAAACTATGTGCAAGCCCGTGAACTCAAAAACTTGATTAACCAAGCTACTGAAGGTGCTGGTGGCGACTTGTATAAACAAGCCCGTCAAAAGCGTGTTGAATATGCACGACAGTTTGAAAACGCTGCGTATGTTGACAAGCTGTTGCGTAATAAGCCTGGCACAACTGATCGCGCTGTTGCGTTTGAAGATGTGTTTGACCATGCAATCCTAAAAGGCAGTTTTGACGATACTCGAAACATCGCTGTATTGCTCAAAAAGGGTGGCGAAGAAGGTCAGCAAGCATGGAAAGAACTACAAGGCCAAACGCTTGAGTACATCCGTGAGCAAGCTACAAAAAACATTCAGCGTGATGAGGCTGGAAGGCCAATTCCTTCTGCTGCCGCAATGAATAAAGTCATTCGTGACTTAGATTCTGACGGTAAGTTAGATTACATCTTTGGCAAAAAAGGCGCAGAAGAAATCCGTGAATTGCGTGATGCAATGGTTGACATTTACACAACAGTGCCTGGCGCTGTGAACACTTCAAACACAGCAAGCTCATTGCTTCGTGCTTTGCAAAATGTGAACAAATCGCCACTTTCAAGAGTCCCTGCTGTTGGCTCTGCTTTGAAATATGCAGAAGAATCTGTGCAACAAAAGGCGCTTCAAAAGTTGGTTGATGAATCTCTGAAGTATCAGCCATAATCTCTTAAAGGAAAATCATGTCAAAAACAAAGATCAGCGAATACAGCGCAACAGCTAACAGCAACACAGACGTTGGTGGCATTAACATTGACGAAGGCTGCGCTCCTTCAGGTATTAACGATGCTATCCGTACGCTGATGGCTCAGTTAAAGAATTTCCAAACTGGTACAGGTGGCGATTCATTTAACGGCCCTATCGGTTCTACAACTCCTGCTGCTGGTGCGTTTACTACGCTGTCTGCTACCTCATCTGGTACAGGGTTAAGTGTTAATAGAAATTCAACCTCTCCTAACCAAATTGCTTTATATAACAGCAACACACTTAGCGGATATATTGGCGCAACCTCTACAGCAATCGTTTCGTTTGGAGACACTTCTGGAAGTGAGAAGGCTCGTATCGACAGCTCAGGCAACCTAGGCTTGGGAGTTACTCCTAGTGCTTGGACTGTTGCTGGCAATATGGAATTTAGCGGTAAAGGTTCTATTGCTGGCTCTAGTTCATTAAGCAGCAACGGTTTATTTATTAGTTCAAACGCATATTATGGTTCTCTAGGATGGACTTACAAAAGTACAGCAGCAGCAAGTCGCTACCTTGTAGGTTCTGGCGCTCATTACTGGTACACCGCTCCGTCAGGCACAGCAGACACTGCTATCACCTTTACCCAAGCAATGACGCTTGATGCTAGTGGTAACTTGCTGATTGGGACTACAAACGCAGGTGTTGGCGGTTTAGGCGTTGAAAACGCAACCAATATTAACTTCCCTGAGTCTGCTACGACTGCTTATGCAACTATGTTTAGGCAAGCAGGCTCTGCCGCATTAGCCCTCAATTACGGATATGCGTGGAGTGCTACATCTAATGGTTGGGCAAGTAGTATTAGTACATCCACTGCGCGATCTAGTATCAAAGTAGGTGCTGGAGCTATCGATTTCTACACAAATACTGCTTCAACAGTTGCTGTTGGTACAGACATTACGCCAACACCGCGTATGACTATCGACTCAAGCGGTAACTTGCTGGTGGGGACTACATCTGTTGGTGGAAATGGCGGTATTACACTTGCTCCAAACGCTGATGATGGCGCTGGTCGCATTACTTTTGATAGAGCAACTACAACTGCTAGTTCTATTGCCATTGTTTTTGAAAATGCAAACGCAACATCAGGTCAAATCAGCTATACAAACACAGCGACAACCTATTCAACATCTTCTGACTATCGTTTGAAAGAAAATATTGCACCAATGACAGGTGCATTGGCTACCGTTGCACAGCTTAAACCATGCACTTACACATGGAAACAAGATGGTTCAGAAGGTCAAGGTTTTATCGCTCATGAGTTGCAAGCCGTTGTTCCTGACGCAGTTGTTGGAGATAAAGACGCAACAAAAATTCAACAGTACGAAATCAGCCCTGCTGTGCCAGCTACTTTTGATGAGGAAGGCAACGAGCTTACACCAGCGGTTGAGGCTGTGATGGGTGAGCGTGAAGTACCTTTGTACCAAGGCATTGACACCAGCTTCTTGGTTGCTACATTGACAGCAGCCATGCAAGAACAACAAGCCCTAATTGCAGCACTCACTGATCGCATCGCAGCATTGGAATCGAACTAATGGATAATCAGCAGTTATTCAACTTGGTGGTCAGCGTTGCTGGCTTCTTGGCTGTCTACACACTCAATGGCCTGACTCGCAAGATTCAGCGCCTTGAAGATGAGCTGAAGACGTTGCCACATGACTATGTTCAGAAGGATGACTATCGCGCTGATATGCGTGACGTTAAGGAACTTCTGAAACAAATCTTTGACAAGTTAGACGGTAAAGCCGACAAGTGATGTGGATCCAATCAGCCTTCTCATGGCAGCGCAAGCTGCTGTCGCCTCAGTCCGAAAAGGCTGCGAGATGCTCAGTGAGGGGAAGGCTGAAATCAACAAGCTCAAATCGACTGTTGAAA